CTACTAAAGTCCATCTCTCCATCTAAAAGAGCGATTTTAAAAGAAGTACACATCGCTTGTGAAATTGCCATTGTTTATCTCCTATTCTACTTTCATTCTAAGTTGTCCAGAACGGTAGGCATCTTCACGAAGTTTACCATCACCTAGATTCTTTAACAGTTGAAGTGCTTGAACGTACAAACGCTCATAAAATTGCACTAAATCAGGTTCCCCTTTCATAAAACGAATAGCCTCAATAAGCGCGCCATTAAGCAACGCTGAGTCAAACTCATCTCCTAGCCACGTAGTGCCCGCAGTAACAATAGACGCGGGGTAATACCCGTAGTGTAATTCCATTGTGTACGCGCTGTCAGGAGTAGGCCCCAAAATAAATGCGTCATCATCAAAATACGCATAGTGTTTTGGTAACCCCTGTGTCGAAGCACTGGGATATGCCTCCCTAACAAAATTAACGTCTTTGTTAAGTAGGTACTGGTAATTCCCATCACCGTCGATAACTGCTATCGAGTAACTCCACAAAAAATCTGTTGGAGCACCGAGATACTTATTGCCCGCACTTAGTGTCCCTGTTACATTTTTACGTAGCGCAGGAATTTGTACAGTGTTATATATCTTTTGTTCTGCTTGTTGGGTGAACATAGCAAGCTGATCTGCTGTAAACGTGTTCTCACAGATATCTTCAACATTAGCTTTCAGCTCGGTATAGTTCATGGCTTACCCCATTGGCCCGCGAGCGTACAACCCTTTGGTTGCTGCCCCAGTACCACGAATTTTGACTTTACCACCTTTAGAGTAAGCGCTAGTCATAGGCTTGCCAGTTTTCTTGGCTTCTTTCTTGGCGGCTTTTTTACCTGCATCTGTGTACGCAAACTCTTTCTTCCCTACTTTTGGCATCTTACTACTCCTACTAAGTTATTACTGTAACTTGCCCCAAATGGCCCATAGCAACTAACGGGTCAGGGGTAAGTCCGTATGGGTCATATCCCCCACCTACTGGGTTCCACCCCCAATGGATACCCCTACTACTATAGGGTCCTGCTACCCCAAGGCTTGTATCTACTCTTGGGTCACGGATAGCTTGTGGGTCATCAACTGGGTATTCCCCTAATTTATTTTGAGGCTGGTCAGGATTCCAGCACTCGGGGCAAGCCTTTATATTGGTATCCCGCCCCTTAGCAACAAGATTGCGTAGTTCTTTAAGTCTGTATTCAAACCCACAAACGTCACATAAAGCAATAGCCTTTCTAGCGGATGCAAATCTATCACCCATCCTATAATCTGCCTATCCTAGGTACAAAACGAGCAGAAGTCTTTTCGCGATCTTCCTGTGCGGCTAAAGAAAATTGTTCGTCGTATATTTGCTTTAGCATGGCTACGCGATCTATAAGTTCAGGGTCTTTCATAGCTATGTAATAGGATAGCCCTGCAACTAAACAGGGGAAAAACCTAAAGTTCATGTCGGCAGTCTGTGCCCCACTACCTGCATCCTCTATACGGCGCATGCGCCAATAAACTAGTTGGTAGCTCTGTGTACCATCAGGTATAGGCCATACAGTAGCTGCAGGTACTTGCTCCCAATATACAGGAATCGCAGTACCCCCAAGCGTATGTGTAGCGGCTGTTGTGCCTTGCTGCCCCCTAAAACAATTCTGTAGAGCATTACCTTCAATACTACCGTAGTTAATAACCTCATCTTGGATTTTAACAAATCCTGCGGGTGGTAAGTCAGATACCCCACTTAGGGTAATAGTAGTGTCTGTACTCGATGCTGTAGCCGCTAGTGTGATCCCTACAGGATAAGTTTGCCCACTATTCCTGTGGATAAAAATCTGTACTGGCCTACCTTGTGTTAACTTGTTAGGTATAGATGCGTAAGTACTTACACTAATACGACTTATAGTAAGATCAGACTGTAGTGATGTGCTGCCCGCCCCAGTACGTATCTGATGCTCCATCAAATCAATAGTGTCGTCAGGCAGTGCATAAGTTGATTGTCCTTGAACTAGATCAATAAAGCCTTGCTCTATTGTCCACATGTTTATGCCACGGTTCTGCCACTCAATGGTCATCAAGTTCATGGATCGACGTGCAGTGCGCAAGTCATACCCAGAGCGCATCTCACGTCCAGCACGTTCAAACGCTTCTTCAGCGATCTCTGTGAAGTCCATGTTAAACGTAGAAGTGCCTGATGTAGCCATTATTTATTTCCCCGTTTGGTGGCTGATACCCTTCTAGGCTTACCTGCCGGTTGCCCTAATCTCTTCTTCTCAGCTACTTTTCTACTTTTCTCGGAGCTAGACATCTCACCAGAAGTCTTAGGGGTTTTAGAAGAAACCCGTTTAGAAGGGCGGCAGTAGGGAGTTCCCCGTCCATCACCCTTCTTTCTACCACAAGCCTTTCCAGTACTGACATCTTTCCAGTCTTCCTTGAACCAGCGTTTTAGGGCTGCTCCTTTGGCTGTTTTACGTACTTTACCACCAGACTTGTAGTATGTACGCATCACTTACCCGCCTTTTTCTTCCTGCATTTGGCAATAGCACCGGAAGCATACGCGGAAGGAAAAACTTTGTAGCTAGCCTTCACTTTCCTATAGCACGAGTCTTTTACAGTGCCACCTTTCTTATAGTAACGGCGCATTATTTACCTCATTTTACAAGGACGTACACCCTTTGTAGCCTTACCAGCACCACGTACTTTACCACCAGCTTTATGTTTAGCCACTTTCCCGCCTTTCTTCATGGTAGGTTTGCGGGTCTTGCCTTGCTGCTTGTTTAGGTAGTCGCGTAACGATAGGCCCGATGCTTCCAGTTCTTCTTTGGTAACCGCAGCTTTCTGCCTACCATCTTTACCGATAAACTTACTTGCCCCACGTTTTTTAGCCTCTCCAACAGACTTAGCCATGCCTTCAGCAGGCATGCCGGGGTCAGTCGCGGCTTTTCGGCGCATCATATCTGCGGTAGGGGCTTTAATCTTGCTGGGTTTGGCCATAGCCGGAGCTTTAGGTGAGGCTTTAGCAGTAGTAACCCCCGCTTTTTTGGCTTTCAACTCTTGGCTTTCATTGGGCCTGCGTTTACCCTTTACGACAGTTTCAGGTATGTCAGAAACTCTTTCCTCTGGCTTTTTACCTTTGCCAAAGGCTCTGCGAGTCCTAGCTTTTTGTTTAGCTTTAGGCTTTTTCTTCTTCCTAAACATACGGTCAAATATGCCCATGACTTAACTCCCTTTCATAACTACCATTTTAGCTTTGCGAACACCTTGTTTCGCTTTACCACAACCACGGACTTTACCCCCTTTTTTCATACCCATAGGACTCATAGCTCCCATAGGTGGACGTTTCTTTTTCTTTTTGAGGGCTTGCATGTAATCCATAGGCTCTTGAGGCCCTGATGCATCTGGAGCCATCATGCCTCCCATATTATATCCTTTAGCTTTCATACTTTTATCTCCAGTATTTTAACAATTCCACTTGCGTAAACTCTTATTGATACGGCTATTCGGATCGTTAGCCGTTTTAGAGCTTGTGTTGCGTTTCTTCATACCTGTCATACGAGCGCAAAAAGATTTGCGCCTATTGGCAGCTTTAGAACCTTTCTTTAACTTGCTAGGTTTTGTAGTAACAGCGGTCTTTAGCTTACTGCCGGGATTAGCTTTGCGATAACTAGCAACACCTTTTTTGTTCAAGCCTCCAGACGCACTCTTCCCTTCCTTACGGGTCCAAGCCGGAGACTTTTTAACTGATCCCCCACTTTTATAGTAAGAACGCATAACCTACTCCAATATCAGAGTTATTTTATTGCCCGAACCAGTAAGTGCAGCTACAAAACAGCCGTTTTCGGCTAGTATGCCGTCTGCAGGTATATACACATCGTTCCAGCCTGTAGGTAGCGTGAGGTCTAAAAGAATAGTCCCACTAGCAGTGCCATCACGTAGTTGGAATGTACATGCGGCAGCGGCATTGACCAATACCCCCAGTATACGAGAGCGGTCTGGACCAACAAGAGCTGCGGTATCACCTGTAGCAAAGTTAAATGCCCGTACTAAATTAGCAGCCATGCTTTCATCTCCTAATTACGGTTGAATTGCAGTGTTAAACGCCTGTGCATACATTACAGTAATTACTGCACTACCCG